AGTGTTGTCGGAGGTCAATCTAGAACAACTGCTTTAACTAATGCTTTAAGCGAAGCAAAAGGTTTCTTAGCAGATGGTACGTTTGATAAAGAAGAAATACTACCTATTGACACACAAGCTACAAAAGATCTGCAAGCTACTATGAAAGCTATAGGTACAGATCCAAGTCTAATTTATAGCTCAGAAGAGTGGGCAGGCGAAGCACCACATCTAGCTATAGCACGTGAGTATATTAGAACTGGTGGTAAAAGTCGTTATCCATCATACTATATGCGGTTCAACTTTATAAAAAATACTGATGGTGCGTATCTAACACCAGAAGAGATATTTAAAGCAAGAGTTGCTAAGGTAGATGGCAAAGAAGAATCTAAAGATGAACTACCAGAACGTAAAGAATTAGATAATATTGACGATCAGAACAAACTGATTAATAAATCTAACAGTACAAAAACATTAGATGTTGCACTTAATAATAATAATGTAGACTGGATGATAAATTCAACTAGTTTTACTGATATGGAAAAAAGTGCTGAAGCATTTATACGACGGTTAGAGATGAATATACAGAATCAACACCCAATAACTGGTATTGGACAAAAACAATATATAAAAACAACTCTGTCAACAGAAGATAATAATAAGTTATTTGAAGCTGTACCAGAGTTGAAAGAAGCACCCTTCTTACATCCAAACACACTATCAACTGAAGCAATCAATGCAATGCTAAAGTTAAAGATTTAATACTAAGGTATAATTATGAGTGAAGATCCAAGTGTAAAACTTGAGATAGACCAACAGGCTTTTGACTATGTGAATGATCAAGTCAATCAACTAGCTGACACGATCAAAAAAGACGAAGAAGCTAAGGCTCAAGTCGCAAAACAAGAACAGGCTGAAGAAGAGCAAGCTGTTGCTGAACAAGATGACCCACGTAATGCAGAAAAATGGGGATTCAAGGCATTAGTCAAAGAAGGTCAGTCTATCGTATCTGGTGGCTTACAAGATACTGCATCTTCTGTAACCACCTTTGCCGAAAGAACAAAAGAAGCATTGGACGGCACAATGCAAAAAGAGATTCAAGAACAAGGTTACTACAAACCTAACTGGGATCCATTTCTAAATTATGATAATCCTATCGAAACTAAGACATGGTGGGGCAGACAGCTACGTGGACTTGTACATTTTGGTTCATTAGCTGCTGGTACTGTGTTATCTGCCAAAGCATTAGCTGCTACTGGCATAGTTGGTCTAAGTGGTGGTGCTGTAAAGTTACTTGGTGCAAACAGTTTTATTAGAGCTGCTGGCATCGGAGCTATATCTGACCTTATCTCTAAGGAGTCTGATGGTCAGAACGCTCTAGGTGCTATTCGTGACAGATATGGTTGGTTTGATACACCGCTATCTACAAAAGACACAGATCATCCTATTGTGATGAAGATTAAAAACATTGTAGAGGGTATGGGTATAGGTTTATTCTTTGATGGTATGGCCTATGCTATAGGCAAAGGGTCTGGTAAAGTTATAAAACAGATACAAGATAGAAACGCTAGTGTATCTAAGCAGAGCACAGAGGCTGCTGTTGCACAGATACGTGAAGGTGAAATACAGTTTCGTGCAGATAAAAATGCACCTGTATCCCAACCTCATCAAGGTGCACATGTATCAGAGGTAGAACCAGACGTAGCACGTCAACAGCTATCTCGTACACGTAACGAGTGGGGCTCTGAAGAAGGAGGTACTGGTTCTGTAACTACACCTGTAGAACGTGAGCGTATAGCTCTTAAGGGTGGTACAGATGTCAAACAGGTAGAGCGTGTGCTTAAAGGGTTGATGAGCAGCGATAAGTTTGCAAAAGAACTTAAGGCAGCAAAAGGTGACAGAGTTAAATTAGCTCAAACATTTAAAGAAGCTGTAGATGGACATCAAGCTATAACACAGGGTAGAAATGCAGCAGAGCTATCACCTAACGAATATCTCAAGGAACTACTAGAAGCGAACAAAGACGTTGTAGATGGTGTCGAAGTGTTTACATCTAAAAATGTAGTTGTAACTGACCTAGTTGTAGGTTCATTACTTAAGCAGCTACGAGATACTGGTATTGCTGGTAGAGAACTAGCAGACTTAGTTTCACTAGATGATATAGATGGCCCAGCTAAACAGATTGTAGATACTATGCTAACTGCATTGTACCATACAAAGAAAGCTAGATTTGTAAAGTCTGACTCATTTAGAGCATTAGGTGCTGGTAAAAACAGAACTAAGAATATTGAAGATGCAGTTAAGGCTGATGTAGCAGATGCTAAAGAATCTATTATGTCAATACTTAAGATAGCTAAAGATGATAAAAATGATGATCTACTAAACTCATTGTTTGAAGCTTTCTCTATGATGAAAGATGTCAATACACTTGATGACTTTGACAACTTTGCTAGAAAGATAATTAAAGGTGGGCAGATAGATCCAAAAGGTGCAGACCGCACAGGTGCTATGATACGTGAGCTAGAGGGTGTAATTACACATAGTATACTATCTGGACCTAAAACACCAGCTCGAGCAATCATGGGTACATCTATTGCAACATTTATGCGTCCTATGGCTACTACACTAGGAGCTGCATTACGTTACCCATTTAAAGGTGACAGTGCTACTATACGTGCAGGGCTAGCATCCATGAACGCTATGATAGAGTCTATACCTGAGTCCTTTACATTGTTTAGAGAAAGACTAAACTCATACTGGAAAGGTGATATAGCATCTATTAAGACACGTTATTCTGAGTTTTCTCGTGGTGACGAGAACTGGGAACTTATACGTAGATGGGCAGAAGACAGTGGTAGAGCTGATTTTGGAGATCGCGCAGCGTTCGCAGTTGCAAACATGGCTAGGTCTATGAACAACAGTAACTTACTCACATACTCTACTAAGATCATGGCTGCAACTGATGATGCGTTTGCATACATTATAGGTCGTGCTAAAATGCGTGAGAAAGCTATGCGTAATGTTCTTGACCTACAATCTGCTGACGGCATCAAGCTACCAGAGATTACACCAGAGGTTATGAGAGCATACGAAGACGACTTCTATGCACAGGTATTTGACTCACAAGGTAATATTAAAGATGAAGCTACTCTGTTTGCTAGACGAGAAGTAACACTTACACAGGAGCTTACAGGCTTTGCAAAAGGTCTTAATGATGTATTTAGTGCTAACCCTTGGGCAAAACCATTCTTTCTATTTGCTAGAACTGGTGTCAACGGTCTTGCACTTACAGCAAAGCATACCCCCGGTTTTAACTTCTTAGTCAAAGAGTTTAACGACATTGCATTTGCATCACCTAGCAATCTAAAAAATGTAGAACGCTATGGTATTACAAACGCAGTCGAGCTAGCTAACGCTAAGGCACTACAAACAGGCAGACTTGCGATGGGCTCTGCTCTTGTATTTATGGCATCAATGGCATGGATGCGTGGAGATCTTACAGGTAATGGACCAGCTGACAGACAGAAAAGACAGTTATGGTTAGACACTAAGTATGAACCTAGAACTATAAAGCTGGGTGGAGTACGTGTAGGCTACGATACCTTTGAACCATTTAACCTTATTTTATCTACAATCGCTGATATAGGTGACGCAAGTTTACTTATGGGTGAAGAGTGGACAGAAAGAGAACTACAGAAAGTAGGTTTGGTTGTCGCACAAGCTATTACAAGTAAGTCATATCTAGCTGGCATACAATCTTTTGTTGATCTATTTGCTGGTCGCCCCGGTCAGTTTGACAGAATCATAGCTGGTTTAGCTAACAACACCGTACCACTTGCTGGTTTACGTAATGAGTTGGGTAGATTATTTACACCATACATGCGTGAAATCGGATCTGGTATTGACCAATCACTACGAAACCGTAACTTGCTTACAGAAACGGTTACAGATCAACCGTTACCTATTAAATATGATATATTAAATGGGCAGCCTATTAAGCAATGGGACTTCTTAACAAGAGCCTTTAATACTTTTAGTCCGGTTACTTTGACATTAGATCAAAGCCCCGGTAGACAGTTTCTTTTCGATAGCGGCTACGATCTACGTCTTTCTACATACTATGCACCAGATAGTACTAATCTTACCGACACGCCACGTATTAGATCTTTATTTCAAAAAGCCATTGGAGATCAGAACCTAGAGCTTGAACTAAACAAACTAGCCAAAGATCCAAAAGCTATACAGTCATTACATC